GGTGATCGTCGAGAAGGGGGATCGCCTCAGGGTTGAGCTCCTGCTCGGAGAATCCGGCCGCGACCAGCGCCGCCACGCGCTCCTTGTACCACTGCCTGCCGGTCTCCGGCGACGCAACCTCGGGGAACATCGAGGCAAGCAGCGAGCGCTCGGCGTTCCGCCACTCGTTCAGCTCCGCATCGCTCTTCTGCTTCGCCTGCTTCACCGTGGCCTCGGCCCGGCGATAGAGATCCGAGAACTCGCGCTTGCGCGCGTCGAATCGCTCTCGTTGCTCGACGTAGGAGGCTGGATCCTGCTGCCGGAGATCCGCCCAATTCACCGACTCCTCGTCGCTGGCGAGCAGCGAGGCCGTCGCGTGAAGCATCGTGTCGAGCTCGACGAGCCGGGCCTGATAGGCGTTCGCGTGAGTAGCTCGAGCCGTGGTGAATTCCGTGGACGCTCGAGCAAGCGCCGCCTCGTGCTGCGCCGCGCGCGGGTTTGCGCGAAATCCGTCGATCGCAGCCGAGAGCGGGATCGGCTTTCCGTCCGCCCCCTCGATCGTGACCTGAGCGAGCAGCGAGGCCTCGTCCACCTCGAGCTGCTGCGCGAGCTCGGCGATGGACATCGATTCGGGAGCGTCGGATTCCGGCTCCGCATCTTCTTCGGCGTCGGCCGCGCCGGCTTCCTGCTCCAGCTCCGGATTCGGCTCCTCTGCGCCCTCCTCGGCCTTCCCCTCCTCCTTGGCGGGATCGGGAGTGGCGAGCAGCGTCGCGAGCTCGTCGACGGACGAAACCTTGGAGGCGAACCTCCCCGATTCGTCGCGGGGAATGTCGGAAGGAGGGCGCTCTGCCGCCGCCTTGCCGGCGAGCGGAATAGCGGCCTTCTCGGGGCTCGTACCGAGGAGCGCCGGAGCACCCCCCTTCGCAACGGCGGCGCTCATCGCTTCGCCTCAGACATGGATTCGAGTTGCATCGACGCGAGCTTTCCCGTCTCGACGAAGCGCGTCAAGCCCGCGCGAACCTCGCGCAGCGCGCAGACCATGAAGTAGACGGTCTCGCGCTCGTCGGTCCTGCCCACCTCGGATCGGGCCCAGCGCGCCATCAGCGCCTTCTCGTAGTGCTCGAGGACTTCGTTGACGAGCGGGTCGCCGAGGAGCCCGCGCGCTCTCTCACCCCTCGAAACTTCGAGCTCTCGGAGATCCTTCTCACTTGCCATCGTCGGACTTCGAGCGTCGACCCCAATGGCTCTTGGCCGGCTCGTCGCCGTCGCCCTCCGGAGCGGCCTCCGGAGACGCGGGAGGATCGGCCGGTGCGCTCGACTCCGACGGGAACTCGTTGTCGATCCACTCCATCACCTTGAAGTGGCACGCCTGCGGCGAACCCGTCCGCGCATTCGCGTCGTACCACTCCTTGAAATCACGCAGGGTCTTTCCGGGCATTCTTAGCCTCCTTCTTTTCCGTCGCCGCGCGGCGCGCGACTTCGGCATCCAGCTCGATCTTGCGCAGCGCGATCCGCTCCTGGCTGGCGATCCTCTCGCGCTCGATTCGCATCTTCTCGCGCAGCTCGAGCCGCGCGAACTCGTTGTCGTTCACGGCGTCCGCCATGCCCTTCTGGAGCTCGAGCGCCTTCAGCTCTCGATCGGCGGCGTTGTCCTTCGCGCGGCGATCCGACTCGTACACGCGGGGATCGGGCGCCGGCGGGGGCGGCGGCTCCCCGTTCGGGTCCGTGAAGAACATGCCGCGCTGCCGGAAGCCCATCGCCTCCGACATCTTCGAGGCCGCCGCGTAGACGTTGTCGGGGGTGACGACGTGCGTTAGGCCGGACTGCGCGATCGCCGCCTGCATCTGCATCACGGTCTGAAGGAACGCCATGCGCTCAGCCGCCTGCCCCGTGCCGAGCCCGACCTCGACGTGAACCGCCATGTCCGCGGACCACTCCTTCGGGTCGAGCGTCTTCCACGCCCCGGAGACCTTCATCGCGCGCGCCTTGATCGGGCTCTCGATCAGGGCTTGCAGGTAGAGGCGGAAGAACTGGCGCACGCCGTCCGCGAAGAGCCGGGCGATCAGCTCGATGCGCGACTGCGCGGCCGAGAGCATCGAGGTGATTCCGGTCGCGGTGCTCTTGAGCGCCTGAGCGTCGAGGCCCTGCGTCCAGCGGCTCGCGCCGATCCGGCTCTCCTTCACCTCTTCGAGCCACTGCATCAGGTTGAACACGCCCGGCGAGAGAGCTCCAACCGCGATCGGCTCGACCATTCCGGGGGCATTCATGCGGACGATGCCGCCCGGCCGCGAGGTCATCAGGTCGTCGATCTGGACCTCGCCCTCGACGACTCCGATGCGCGGCGAGTTTGTTAGGTAGGCGTTGTCGAGCATCTGCCGCAGCAGCGTCGAGCGAATCACTTGGAGGTCGGCGATCTGATCGGTCACCGAGATGCCGAAGAAGCTGTGCGGCATCGGCGTCGGCGTGATCGTGACGAAGGGCTGCCGATTCACCTCCTCGTCCTCGAGGATCGTCTGCGACGCCTCTCCGACCGAGATGAAGTGCCGGAGCTCCGCGTAGCCGTCTCCGTCCTCGTCGATCCGCATGTAGCAGTCGTTGAGCCAGAGCTCGTCGCTCGCGGCATCCGATCTCTTGACCTGATCCAGCGCGATCGGCGAGACCGAGCGGGTTCGGATGTCTCGGTCGACGGTCCGATTCAAGCCAGCCATGTCGGCAGGCAGGCCTAGCACGACGTCGATGGGATACCCCATCGCGATCAGGTCCGAGCGCGTGACGCGCCTCCGGCGACCGATGAACGGGATCCGATCGTCGAGCTTGGCGGCGCGCGCCGCGACCATCATCTCTTCCGGCGGAACGCCCTCGGCGACGATGCGACAGTCTCGCATCTGCTTCTGCACCGAGATGTCGTAGAGGACCTCGCCTCCGTATTCCCGCTCGGTGTAGGCGACAGGCATCAGCTCGTGATTCAACATCAGCAGCAGAATCGCCTGCTCTGTCAGGCCGTGATAGGTCTCCGTCCTCGGCTCGACCACCTCTTCCGCGAAGAGGCAGACGAATCCGTTCTGCTGCATCAGCGCGTCCTTGAACCACTCATAGAAGAGCCGGAGCCCTCCCTGGTTCTCGACGAAGTCGTGATTGACCCACTCGGTCGCTTCGCGCGCGCCCTGCTCGTGGTCTGGATGGGTCGCGCGGTATTCGACGACGAGGTTCCCGCCGAGGAACATCCGCATCAGCGAGGGCAGGATCCACTCGATCGTCTCCGCGACGTCGGTCAGGACCACTGAGGAGCGCCCCGGCATCTCGTTGCCGAAGGGCTCGCCGTGGTAGTAGCGGAGCGAGCGCACGAGGCGGTCCGGGTTGCCTTGATGCAGGGAGCCGATCGCGGCCTGGATCTCGCCCGCGAGCGCCGACTTCACCTCGTCCGGAGTGAGCGGCCGGATCTCGCGTCCCGCGTTCGCGGTCGGCGGATCGACCGCGCTGAATCCGAGCGTGATCGCACTACTCATGGAAGCCCCCGAGCTCGAACTCGTCGACCGGGTCGTATCCGAGATTCAAGTCCTTCAGGACCTTCGGGCGATTCGGGATGCGCAGCGGCTTCGCCTCGAAGTCGACGATCACGGACAGCGACCGCTTGTAAATCTCGGCCGCGGCCATGTAGCGATTCTCGGCCGCCGCCAAACGGCGCTCGAGCATCAGGAGTCGACGCCAGACGTCCGACATGCCGGAAACCTACACGACCCAACGCGCGCTCGGCTGCGTGAAGCTCGGGGACGCCTGCGGGCGAAGTCCGACCGCGAGAGTGCGGAACGCGTCCGCTGGGTCGCTGGCCCAGTTGTGCAGCGGCGTGTCGCGATAGACCGTCTCGCGATTCGGCCCCTGCTCTTCGTCGATCACTTCCTTCGTGTACGAGCGCAGGGCCTCGATGCCGTGCGCGCAACGCTCCTCGTCGATGTAGCAACGCGGCAACAGCGCGCGCACTGCGAGGATGCCGTCCTGCACCGGCACTTTCGGAACGACGCGCATCCGGAGCCCGAGCTGCGCGGCCTGATCGAGCACGCTCTTGCCGGTTCCGATCTCGCGCTGCTTGACGTCGTGCGGCGCGAGGTGCTCCGAGTAGGCGTATGGCTTCTCGTGCAGGACCTTGGCGTAGTGATCCATCCCCTTCCCGCTGCTGCGGTAGTAGTCGATGATCCGGATCTCGCGGCCGACGCGCTGCGCGAACCAGACCACCATCGCATCCGAGATGCCGAGGTCCCAGGCCGTGATCACAGGCGCGGTCGGGTCGTAGGGGACGCGCGTGATCTGCTTGTCCTCGAGCATCTTCGCCATGATGTCGCCGTAGTAGGAGCCGATCAGCGGCGCGTCGAACGAGCAGAAATACTCCTGCTGGATCATGTGCTCGGACATGCCCGAGCGCCGGTCCGCCTCGATCGCCTCTGCGTCGACCGCCTTCGTGTCGTCGACCGTGAGCACCTGCGAGAACCAGTCCGGCAGCCCCTCCGCCATCTTCAGCGTGCGATAGGCGTGATTGCGTCCGCGCGGCGTGAAGATGAAGATCGCCCAGCCGCCGTTCTCGGCGAGGATCGGGCGCAGCAGCGTCCAGACGGCCGGGTTCATCACGGACCACTCCGAGAACACGATGCCGACCGGGTTCGCTCCGATCAGCGCGTCCGGCTCGTCTGCGCCGACGACCTGATAGGTCGAGCCGTTCGCGAACCAGAGCTGCATCATGTCGTCCCGACGCCTAACGCACAGGCGCCCGGCCCCCGGATTCTTCGAGTCGGGGAAGTGATCGAGGAAGAGTCGGCCCGCCTTCGTGATCCCGTCCCACACGATGCGCCTGCCCTGCTTGTAGGTCGGCAGGACGTGCCAGTAGGAGCCGACGCGCTGGAAGATTTGGGTCGCGATCCAGTTGACGCAGAAGAGGTCCTTTCCCGCCCGGCGGTGCCAGACGAGGCACATGCGCTTCGTGCCCGACTCGAGCGCCGAGAGCGCGGGCTTCTGGTAGTCGCGCGGCGCCCAGCCGAGCGGGAGAGTGACCTGAATCTCGGGCATCGCCGTCGACGACTAGCGTGCGCCGTAGTGGACGGGCCGATACCGGATCTCGCAGACGCGGCGACCGAGCACGTCCTCGGGCAGGCAGGAGTCCTCGGGGCTCGAGGCGAAGCGATTCCGGAAGTCGATCACGATGTCCGAGTTGAACTGCGTCGTCCACGCGTTCGCACAGAGCTGCCCCGCCTGACACCGGAACACGGGATCGGATCCCCACTGCGTTCCGTCCGAGGCTCCGTTCGAGTCGAACGAGCGACGCTCGTAGAGCTTCCAGTTGCGGCAGCGCAGGGCCGCCGCCGCGCGCGTGGCGTAGTCGGTGCCGTGGAAGTGGAACTCGTTCGCGTCGGATCCGCCGGCATCTTGATCGTCGAAGATGCCCTCGATGTCGAGGTCGATCTTGCAGAGCGAGGGATCGAAGGCATAGATCCAGTAGTGCGGATTGTCGATCATCAGGCCGCGCGCGAGGATGCGACGCGGGACCACTCCCGGATAGGACGCGAGCTGAAAGGCCCTGCCCTGACCGATGATCGAGGTATTCCACATCTCGAGCCCGTTCTGCGTGAGTCCGTTGTTCCCGAAGGAGACTCCGACCGCGAACGAGTTGGTGCTGGGCTGGTGCAGCATCACGTTGTAGAGCTTGAGATCGATCTTCTCCGTGGAGCCAGGAGACATCGAGAGCACGCTCACGCCCGTCGTGTTGGCGACGAATCGATGCCCGTAGATCGAGGAGTCAGATCCCGTGATCGAGATCGGCGCGCTGTTATTCGCCGCAACACTGTCGCTCCGGATGTCCGAGGTTCCGATCATCACGAATTTGTTCGTGCCGGTCGGAGCGACGCAGCTCCCAGCCGAGGCAGCGGAGTCCACGCGATTTCGCGATCCGCGGTCTGCGAGCACGATCATCGCGCCCTGGGCGTGCGTCGTGTAGCAGTTGTTGGTCGCGTCCGAAGTGCTCCGATTCTCGGCGCCGTTCCTCGAGTTGATCGACTGCGTGCGCAGCGCGAGCAGCTTTCCGCTGCTGGCTCCAGACTGGATCGAGAAGGAGTCGGAGGCGAAGTTCTGCACGACGAAATTCTGGATCGCGAGCCAGCCGCCCGTCGAAGGGCCGCCGGTGCAGAGGGTTCCACAGTCGTCGACGCCGTTTCCGGTCGTGCCCTTCAGCGCGAACCAATTTCCATCCGCGCGCGCGGGGTGCTCTGGAAATTCGGAGTCGATCAGCGTGCAGATGCGGTTCGGGTCATCGCACGCCAGCGGGATGCCGTCGTCGATGACGTCGTCGGCGGTCGGATTCACGGTGTTGACCGCGGCGCCGGATTGATCCCACACCGCGCCGCCCGCGCCGGTGATTCGAGTGCCGCCCGTGGGATTGGTCCCTGTCAGGCGCAGGACGACGAGAATCCGCAGCGAGCGATCCCAGTCGAGAACCTCGCCCGTGCTCGCCGTCCACGTGAGCGACTCTCCGACCGCGAAGTCGAATTCGTTGATGGTCCCGTCGGCCGAGGTGACCATGTTCAGGGTCAGGCGCGAGTAGACGCGGTCCTTGCCCTTGGTCGTGCAGCGCGTGTACGCGCGGCACAGCGCGATCATCTTCTCGAAGCTGCGGTAGGGGTTCGAGTAGGTCCCCGTGCCCGTGCTGTCGTTGCCGAGGTAGGGATCGAACCACAGCCGCGACTGGATCTTCGGGTTGAGGTTCTCGAACTCTTCCATCGACTGCAGGTAGGAGAGCGTCTCGGCGTTGCCGACGCCGTTCAGGTCGACGCCGTGAACGAGGGTCTGCGCCTGCGCGCTGGGAACGAGCATCGCCAGGACCGCCACGAGAATCGCGAAGAAACGCATGATCTCACCTCCGGCGAGGCAAGATACCGGATCACTCTCCGGGCTTGAAGCGATCCGGAAACAGCGCTCGATAGGCCATCACGGCGTCCTCGCTCGAGCCGAACTGCGCGGTCTGCGTTCCTGTAGGCAGGTACTCAGGGCCCGGAAAGAAGACGTCCGCGAGTCCGCCGCGATCGAGGACTCCGCGCGCGATCGAGGAGAGGGTTTCGAGAGAAGACTCCTCGACCTGATCCAGCCCGTCGGCGAGCTGGATCTGGATGATCGGCCCGAAGCCGAGCCGCTTCTCGGCAACGAGAAGCCGGCGCCCGATCACGCGCGACTCATTCGGTCGAACGTCGACAGTCCCGTCGAGGTAGAGACACTGAAATGCGACGCAGGGCTTTGGCTTGAGCGACGAGTCGTGCAATTTGCAGCCCGCGTCGCAGATGTTGGGACACGGCGCGCCGGCCGCCTTCGGCACCTCGGGCACGTCGAAGATCGTGCAGCAGACGCGACAATCCCCGCAGTTTCGCCCAGTCTCTTTCTGCAGGGAGATTTCTTCGTCCAGAAGGGCGTAGTAGTCGCCGGTCTCCACGTCTCACGCCTTGGACTCGTCGAGCTTGTGATCGCCGCACCAGTCCTGCTCGAAGACCGCAGGCCACCCGCCTAGCGCCGGCGCGTGACGTCGGCAACGACCGAGAATGCTAAGCCTTTCCGGCGCCTGCTTCGCCAGGAACCACATGCAAGTCCAGCACTTCATCTTGTCGGCTCGGTGGGCCCACGGGTCCACGTCCGGAGGCGGAGCCACCGCGGTCCCGCTCGACTTGATCCCAGGGTACTGATCCATCGGCGTGAACGTCTGCGGCATCTTCGACTCCTTCGTTGACCTGAGCGGGCTCGACGGTCTTCG